ACTGCCTCTTTCACCATCTGCTCAATCATCGGACGCACATCATCGGGGGTGATACTTTTGCCGTCTGCCGGTACCGGAATATTCGCAACCGCATCATTCACCGCCTTCTGCAGAACATCCGGATCGTAGTCACGACCGTCGCGCGGAACAGGAATATGGCTCACTGCCTCTTTCACCATCTGCTCAAGCATCGGACGCACATCATCGGGGGTGATACTTTTACCGTCCGCCGGTACCGGTATTTTCCCGACCGCATCATTCACCGCCTGCTGCAGTACATCCGGATCATAGTCACGACCATCACGCGGAACAGGGATATGGCTTGCTGCGTCCTTCACCATCTGCTCAAGCATCGGACGCACATCATCACCCGTCACGCACTTCTGTAATACCACAGACTGAGAAGCCAGTTTTTCTTCAAACGTTTGTGCCTGCGCGGCTATTTTCCCCTCAAATGTGCGCTGTAAATCCGCCAGCACCATGGCGAATTCTTCTCCCAGTGCACGAATAATGGACAGTTCCCGTTCCGTCATTTTCGCAGTATCCCCCTGAACATCGCTTTCACCGCATCATGCTCTGTTTCACTGATTGCCTTATTACCGTCAGATGCGCCATCAGGCAGTTGTGCTGAGACTGTTTTCCCGGACGACGCGAACGGATCCTCACGGGCATCACGACGGGACAGCGCCTCCAGACTGTAGTTCTGCTGCTGAAGATACAGTGCATCACCTCCCGCAAGGGGCGGCAGGTTCTCACGTTTACGGGCCTCATTGGGCGTCAGCAGCGTATTTTTCACCGACTCACCCAGCGTTTTCATGCGCCGTTCGCTGTCCATTCTCAGCAGCGTGGTGACGTCAAACTCCGTGCTCTCGTTTTCCCCCGTTTCCAGCGCCTCATCCAGTAACAGCTCAATGGACTCAATCAGCGTCTGCAGACACTGGGAATAATACTGCTGCTCCAGCGCCTCCACGTTATCACTGGAGGGAGGTTGTCCCACACCAATCTTGTAGGCCGGGACACGGAACACCGAACAGACAATTTCAGCCGTCATTTTCAGTTGTTCCACCGTCTGCGCATCCACCGGTGAAAACGTCGTGGGGTTATATTTCGCCCCGTTGCTCAGAATCGCCGTTTTCCCCGCATTTTCGCCGGTATACCCGCTGTCCCAGTTGCTCTTCAGTTTTTTCGCATTTTCTTCCGTTATACTGCCGGGGATCTCAATCACCCCGGACGGCCTGCCGCCATTTCTGAAAAAAGACGTTGAATTTGCCTGAATATGATGCCCCTGCGTGGCAGCCAGCCCGGCAGCATACACCGGCGGCAGCCCCACAAGCGGATGAAAAAAACAGTTAAACCGGTCGTGGATCACTTCCCGGGCAGGCACCGTCACCGCCTCCGTGATCCCGCAGTTCCGGTCCGGCGTGATGCGATAGAACACCTCGCCGTCATCCGCCACCAGAGGTTCAACCCGGCTCCAGTCCAGAATACGCAGTTCTTTGATCTGCCCACGGGTGTTACGGATTTTCAGCACCACCGTATTTCCGTGACGCAGTTTGGCGTTCAGCCACAGTTCAAAAAACTGGATACGATTCTGCTGTGCATTGGGACGACGACAGAGACGGGCAATATCCCCCTGCCGTTTTTCACGGCGGATCCCCTGTGTATCGGTCTGCATCAGGCGCAGTCGCATTTTGGCGATATCCTGGGATATCAGCGAAATGCAAGAAAACACCGCATGAAAGGAGAGGACACTTTCCGGATCGGCTTTCACTCCCTGCTGCCAGGCACCGGCAAAAGGCTCTGCCACCGCCTGAAACAGGCTGGTCCAGCCCACCTCTTTTACATCACGTCCTGATTTCTGGTTTTTTCGGGGTCGCCGCAAAAGGTTCCACATTCGCCATGCTCCGCATCACGTTTCTTTTTCTGACCTGCCGGACGTCGCGCTGTGATGTACTCCGCCTTCCCCAGGCGAACCAGCACCTCCGCACACGGCTGTGCCACATCACGGATATCCCCGGCCCGGGCATCATGCGTGCCCTGCAGATACTGGATTTTTGCCATCAGTTACTGCGGGAAGCTCGCGCCTCCCGCCCTCCTCATCAGACTCAGCCGCCGGACGCAGTTCCGTAGTTCACACCGGTGATCACCGCCACTGCCGCGGTACGGCGACGACGCCAGTTGATCCAGCGCTCCGCACGGATGGCCACGCTGCCGGTCTGGAACATGGAGACCAGCTCCACCGGTGACGGTGTGCTGCTGTCGCTGGTCGGTTCAGACTGCATCTCCAGTGACGCTTCACGGGACATATCCACCGCCACACCACCGTCATCAGCCAGATAAATATCCGGCGCATTCACCAGTACCAGCTGGTCACCCACATACTGGGAGACAATCACCGGCAGCCCCTGGAAGGTCCCGCCCAGCAGGGTCATGTCCGGATATTCCTTCTGCCCCAGCGCATTTTTACGCATGGACAGCGCCAGGGCATTCGTGCTGGACATCAGCCAGACCGCACCGGTGGGCTGCAGATTTGCCGTCACAAACTGGCCAAACGCGGCCTCGGCATCCGCATCCGGATTACCGCTTGACGCCGTGCCCTTCACATCATGGGTGATGGACGCAGGGGAGACATCCGCCACCGCCGCTTTTTTCGGATCAACAAAGTCTGTGTCCAGACGTGCCACCACCGCCTCTGCCAGCGCATTACGGACCAGTGCATCAGCAGCCGGGCTGGAAAAACGGATCAGCTCTTCCGTCAGTACCGCAATGGCCGACACCTTCGCATGACTGAAGGTAATGGATTCAAAATCAAACTTCGTCAGCGGTCTGGCCTTGCCCTCACCCACCCAGCCTGCAGCTCCGCCGGACACCTGGGCATGCACACGGATATTGAACGGAACCTGACGAAGGGCCGGGATCCCCCCCTGACCAAATCGCCCGATAATGGTCTGCGGACGCAGGTAATCAATAAAGTCCTGCGCATATTCCTGATATTCAGACAGGCTGCCTGCCCACTGTGGATCTGTGGTGGTCCCCGCCCCCACCGCCGATTTCAGAACATGATGCAGACGGCTGTCATCCGGATACTGACGGCGGGCCACTTCCAGGGCTTCGGAGCGGACACCTTTAGCCGCGGCCAGCGATTTGGCAAAACGTGCGAAACCAATCCCCTTATCCAGTTTCTGCTCCACACGGATCACCGGCGCAGAGGCCACCGTCACCACGTCACCGTTACCAGCCTGTTTCACCGGCTGTGCCGTGGCGGCCTTACCGGCTTCCAGTTCACGCAGGCGCTTCAGATGCGCATCCACCTGACGGATTTCCGCCGCGGTGTTGTCGTAGTGCTCCTCCTCCTCCACATCCAGCGTGCGGCCTTCTTCTGCGGCTTTGGTCATGATCTCCTCCAGGGAGGCTGCCAGCGCCGCACGCTTGTTTTCAAAACTTTTAATCTGTTCACCAATATTCATTGCTGACTTTTCCTTATGAAAAAGGGTTTTTGACTGTGCCGAAGCGCCGGCAGAAGATGCTGTTTTCACCACCGGTTTCCGGTTGCCGGACGCGGCAGAAAACGGTCGGTCGAAAGATTTAATGGTCTGGATGGTGCATTCCGCATTCGCAGGAACGGTGACGGCAGATACCTCCATCAGCTCCCAGCGCAGAAAATGCATTCCGCCCCCGTCCAGAAAGGTGTATTCATGGGCCCGGAAGCCCACAGAAAGCCCCCTGACCAGCCCGGTCTTAATGGCTGCCCATGCCTCATCCAGTCGGGCTGCCAGTTGCGACGGCATATCCGGTACGGGCTTCACCAGCGTTGCCGTGATTTCCAGCCCTTCCCTGCCCCGACGCACCGTACACTGGCCTACCGGGCGGGAATGGTCATGCTGCCAGAGAAACGGGATCGCACTGCCGAACTCCGCCCCCTCCGGCTCCAGGATGTCACCATCCCGATCCGGAGAAGGCGTTGACGCAATCCCGGTGATCACCCGTTCATCCTCACTGAAGGATTTCACCGTCAGCAGGGAACAGGCCCGTTTAAGAGTCACATCAGCCTCCTGAAAATAAAAAAACCGCCGGAGCGGTTCGTGATGGTTACAGTGTGAACAGGGTTATATGAAAAAA